AGATGCACCAGGTACATCGTAAGGATAAACAGGTGGTAAGTATGTTTTAAATACTTCTGCTAATAATTTAAATTCTTGTTTTAGTCCTACATATAATCTTTTGTGAATTGCTGACATTACACGTGAACCACGTTCTAATAATGCAACTGTAGTTCCAACTGCAGCTTGTTGATTCATATCACCAACTTGCATATCAGCGATGGATGCAAATCTTTGACCTGCTTGTACAACAATACCCATTAACTGAAGTAGTGTTGCATCTGGTCCTTTGAAAGGTAAAGTCATAAACTGATCTTTAATATTACCACCAGGTGCATCTACATCTCTAAACTCACCAGGTTGTAATGGTTGTGCATCATCTCTAACTCTTATACCTCTAGATTTAAAACCAGCTGGTAGATTAGCCAAAGTACCTGCATCAAGTAATTGTCTTAATGCTGCAGTAGCTGTTCTCGTTAATCCGCCAATCATATGGATTAGACCGAAACCATAGAATCCTGTTCCAGGTAAAAATTTAAACTGCACGAAGTAGTTTGTCTTTTTCTTCTTTGGATCTTGTGGATTGTAGTTTCTTCTAATAGATAAAACTTTATTGCCTGCTTGTGCAACAGTTACAACGTATGGTAATTTAATTCCAGTGGGTTCACCATCACCACCCATATCTTCGTAACCTTCTAAATCTAAATTAGTATGCACTTCATACAAAGTATATTGATCCTCTTGGCCATCTTTAGAAATTCCTTCTAGCTCTAATTTTTTATCTTGTAATTGATTTTCTGTAACAGGTGGTGTTCCTAATTCTATATCTCTATAAAATCCTGACACCTGTTGTTTTCTTAATTCGTTTTCAGAAATTTTTATTACGTGAATAACTGCCTCTGCATCCTCTAAACTATTTGCCGAGTACGGAACAATTAAATCATCCGCAGGTACAAATTTAGATACGGCTCTACCTAAGAGGGAATCGTAATAAACTTTTTTGAAGGTAGAGCCGCTTAGAGGGAGATAGAAAAGCATTTGATCAAACTCTGGTTCATACTCTTTCATCTGATCCATAATTTGATAATTCATAAAATCTTTTACACGTTTAGCTTGTTCTTCTTTTTGAACAGTGGCTGTTCCCATTATTTGCGTTCGTACTGGTCCGTCAGCCGGTAGTAACTCTTTATAAGCTTGCGCTTGAAATTGCGTAACAGCTTCAGCAAGGACCGGGTGATTGACACCACTCGCTCCTCTAAAAGGTTCAGTTCGTCTTTCATATTTAAATCCTAATAGTTCGAGTCCATTTCGATAGGTATCTTCCCAGTCACCACGGGACTCTTTGTATTCGTTGTACTGGTCTACCATTTTAGCACCCAAAGGTTCTAAAACTTGTTCTCCTAAAAAATCTGCTAAGTTTTCAAAATGATCTTGGCCACCTTCTTGTGTTACCGCTCTTGGATCGAACGCGATTTCTGCACCGCCTTCTTCATCCATTGTAACTTCAATGTTGCCTTGTTGATTTTTCTTTTCAATTATCTCGTCTCGTTCTTTAACTAATTCTTCTTGTTTTGGAACTTCAACAACTGTTTCTGAAACGTTTGGAAGTGGTTTGTCTATTGTAGCCATCTATTCGGTTCCCTTTTGGTTTAACAGGTTAAATATGAATCCCTCTCCATCCTTGTATTTTTGATACTGATCATATGCAGTTAACGCTGTACTTATCGCAAGTCCCGGTAAACCTGCAAATCGTGTTATACCCCTAATTGTAGCAGGATTCAATCCTAATCTCAATGCCTTGTTCAAACCACCACCTTCTGCTATTCCACTAGCTTTTGCTAATGGCTCCATAGTTGCAAGTCCTAACCAGTTTAGTGGATTACTCGCAATCTCTGCTGTGCCTTTACCTTCTTTAACCTGTTGACCTATAAAGTATGCATCGATGGCTGCAACAGGTAATGGAGCTCCAACTCTTGCCATTGCTTTACCAACGTTAGCTAAAACACTTTTATTAGTTGCAGCTTTTAACGGCTCTTCACCAACTTTAACTTCTATTGGATTATCGGCTGCATATTTTTTAATATCGGATTGTGATGCGATATCTTCGTTTGGAGTTACAAATGCACCGATGTCACCATTCCATTTTAATTTTTCTACTATTGCTCCTGCTCTTGCCATAGCTGTCTGTGGGATATTTACAGTTTCTTTTCCTACAAATTTTTTAGGCAAAATAACTTCATCACTTAATCTTGGTCCTCTTCTTCTTTTTGATACCTTCTCACCTATATTAACATATTTTTCTGGGACATCTACAGATAACACTTTACCTGTTAAAGTGCCCTGACGTTGTGCGTAGTATCTTGCATCTTCTGGATTTTTAAAAAAGAATCTACCTTTTAAAGACTCATCATACATACCAGGCATACCTTTACCGGCTTTGTATAATTCGGTTTGTTTAGCTGGTTCAATACCTCGATATAAACGAACAATTTTTTGTGAGTCTTCTTTTAAATCTTTTAGTGGTCCTTTGGTTGCGGTAATTGCATTGTTTAATTTAAGTGCAGCCCTTTCAGGATCTGCTTTTATAATTGCTTCGCACGCATCTATTGGTCCACCTAATGCTCTTGTTACAACAGCTCGACAACCACCAGGAATTGATTTAACTTTTAATGCAAATCTTTCAACTATTTGATTTATTACATTGGGATCTTCTTTAACTCTTTCTAAAAACATTTTAGAGACTTCTCTTTTAGCAGCTCCAACAGCTTGGGTTGGCTCAATATCTTTTGCACCAATGTAAGATTTAGTTCCTGGTAATTTTACTCTTACATTTATTTTTTTTAATTGTTTGGCTGCTTCATCTTTTGAAATATTTCCTTTTTTAAACTCTTCAACAATAACTCCAGCTGTATTATTTTTAACTCTAGGAGTAAGTTGTAAAGACTTAGTAGGTTCAACCTCAACACCTAATCTATGATGAAGTTCTAATGGATTAGTTGCCATTGCTTGTTGAGAATATTTTGATACAAATTTAGGATCTTTAGATAAAAAATTATAAAGCTCGGCGTTATTTGGAACTCTATCAAACTTTGCAAAATAACTTGCAATCGTTGCATTAGGTAATGATCTTTTAAAACTATCCGCAATTTTAGTTAAATCTTTAACATTATCAAACTCAGGATGACTAGTAATTAATTTATCCATTGGACCTAAAGGTCCTTTGTATCTTGCGTGATGATAAGTAATTCCAGTTTTATTATCTTTTACGCCCGCAAATTTTTTATCTTTAATAACTTCTTCAAATTGAGGTTTAACATTACCTTTTAAATTTTTCTTTTGTTTATTTGCAGCTGTTAATAAATAAGATAATAATTTATTGTCTTGTAATTGTAAAACAGCTTTACCGGCTCCCTTATCAACTTTATATTTTTTATCTACAACTTTAAAATATTCTTCTGTTCTAGCTTCTTTATATTTTTTTCTAAATTCAGGATCTTTTTTCTTCTCTGCCATATATTTTCTTTGATAATCTTTTTTCTTCTGTAAAAAAGTTTCAGGATCCCTAAATTTACTTCTATAACTAGCTGTGCTTCCTAACCATTCTTTTGGTGTAAAAGGTTTGTTAGTTTTGGGATTTAGATATTTATTAGATTGAAGATCTTTTAATAGTTTTAATTTTTCTTGGTATTCGCTCAAAAAAGGCCTACCAAATTTATCTTTTCTTAAAATTAATTTTTCAATATCTTCGGCACCTTTAATTGTTTTTGCTTCAGCTTGTAAAGCTTTAAGAACTTTTAAACGATTAAGAAGTTGACTTCGTCTAGTGGTTTTACCTGTTTCTAAATTTATTAACTTTTCAGTTTCACTTATTATTTTTTTAAAAGACACTATCGCCTCCTAATGAACATCGTAGCGAGGCCACCTTTTGCAAAAGGGCTACTTCTAAACGAATCATCAGATCTAGTATATCCGGCACCAGCTTCTTCTCTAGTCTTTGAAGCTTGTGCGCCGCCCTTGCCAAACTGGTCATAGAAACTTCTACCTTGACTCATTGCTTCTTCAAATGCTTTTTGTGCTGCTGCTGCTTCTGCTTCTGCTTTTTCTTTTGCTTTCTGTTTAAAGAAATCTGATATGTTTCCTATTGCTCTACTCGCGATATTAAATGGTGTTGGTAATTTTTTTAAATCTTGATAAGCTTTTGCAAGTCCTCCTTTTATACCAGTTCCTAAATCACCAAGTCTCATACCGAAAGTATAATCTTCATCTAAAATAGTTCCTTCACCTTCATCCGCTAATGTCATACTAGGACCTTTATATCCATAATCAAATCTACTTATACCTAAACCACCTTTTTTTCCTCCTCCTCCACCACCATCACCATCCCCACCTTGATTAATTATATTTGGTTGTTTGTTAATGACAGGTGTTGTAGCTTTGCTATCTGCTCCGTATAAACCTTGTGCTTGTAATGCATTTGCAATTTCTTGATCACTAAAACCATACGCGTTCATTGAATTGTAAATCTGTAATGCTTGGCCCTCTAATGCCGGACCGCCCATAAAAAAATTTTTTCTTGGCTTTTTGTCTGTAAATAAAACTTCTATACCAATCGCTCCGCCGTCCGCTTTCGAATCAAACTCTCTACGTCTTCGCTCTATGTAATCTGTTAGACTTTCACCTGGCATTACGTCAGCGCCTAATTCAAAGTCATCTATGTATTGTCCGTATTCTTCTGATGTCATCAGTAGTATTCCTTTTCCATTCGCGGTAATGGGTCTTCTTTGTAATCGTCAGGTAGGTTTACAAAGCCTCCCTGTCTAAAACGCATTAACGCCTGTGTTGTGCTGTCCACCAAATCGTCGTGATCTCCATACGGAAATGATGCACACTCCTCTATAACCTCATCCGCGTACTCTTCGTCGGGCGCCCAGATCATTCCGGACTCGAACATCGGAGCGACGCTATTGACCCTAGAAAATTTGTCCTGTCCTTTACTAGGTGTGTAATTTATAACAGGTATCCCAATCTTTCTCAACTCATAAGTTAGTGGTTGACCAGAAGCTTTAGCCTCTATGATAACTGTATCAGGCTTCCAGTATTTATATTGTTCTAGCGCTTCTTTACGAAGTTCAGGAAACTCTAATCGTTCTTTGTGTGCATCGAGTAATATTAAATTCGCTGCGCTATCCTCGTTTGGATAAAAAACTCCCCACGTTGTTATTGCACTATAATCCGATGTCTCCTTTTTACTAAATGCTGTGTCATAACTTTGTATAATATGTTTAAGTGGTGGTATGGATGGTTTATCCCAAAGTCTCCACCAATCGCGTTTGATAATACTACCTTCTTCTGCTGTTGGATTCTGCATCCACTGTGCATTCCATTTGCCCGCGGTCAGCGAAGCTTTGACACCTTCTAACTCTGACTTCTTCCAATACTGAGGCCAGATTGGTTTACCTGATGGCATAATCGCTGGAAACTCTATGATCTCCCATTTGTCTGCTTTTATATTTTTTTGTGATGCTAATAATTTAGAAGTTAAATCTTTTACACTCCAACGAGTCATTACAACTACAATTGCTCCACCGGGTTGTAAACGCTGACGTGGACCTGATGTATACCAATCATAAGCACGTTCCAACGCTTCTGGATTCAATGCATCTTGTTCCGAGTGTGGGTCATCGATGATAAGTAAGTCCGCACCACGGCCCGTGATTGCAGATCCAACACCGGCTGCATAATATTCACCACCCTGTTCTGTTTCCCATTTACCCGCGGCTTGCGAATCTTCTCTCAACTTTGTGCCAAAGATGTTTTGGTATTCGGGGCTATCGATTAATGTTTTAGCTTTACGACCGAATCGTATAGCGAGCTCCGTGGTGTGTGTTGTTTGAATTATTTTTAAATCTGGTTTACGTCCAACCATCCAGGCAGGAAGTAAGAAAGATGCAAACTCAGATTTTGTATGCCTTGGTGGCATATTAATAATTAATCTTTTAATTTTACCTTTTGCAATTTTATCAAACTTATCTGCTATTTCTTTGTGATGTCTGCCTTCAATAAACTCTGGCCACATCTCTTTAACAAAAGCCATAAAATTATTTGTAATCTTATGCACCTTTTCTTTTTTCTCGAATGTTCTTTTGAGTAAATGTAAATGTTGTAGCTCTTCGTGTGTTAAATGCTCTGTGAAGTCGGCTCTAAAACAACGTAGTATTTCTTCCGGTAAACCGTTCATAAAAAATTTTTGCAGAATTTTTTGGGATTCTGTTTTCCTCTCGTTTTAAATTTATCACTTATTTAAGACTAAAACAAACTGTATATGTGTATATGTTGGGACCCCTATCTGTTTTGGGGTGGGTGGGCCCATCGTTCGCAAGCACAACTCAGGATTGTTTGGGACCCCTCGGGGCGGGTGGGCCCACGGGTCACGAGCTATGCAGTTTTTGCATTGGGTATGGGATTAATCCCATACCCTATATGTTGTGTCAAGGATTAATTAATATTTATTTTATGCAACCC